GAGGCTATGGCGCAGCGGAAGCGCAGCCCGGAGGGCGAGCACTCCGCGAGCCATCTTCCGTCCCTATGAGTACTAAGCACTGATAACCGGTTCCTTCTAGGGTTTCAAGTCTTTTTTTTTTAAAATTAGAAATCCTTAACCTGTCTTAGGCTCTCTGAAATAACAGATAGCACGAACACGTAGATCACATCCAAGACCACCCAGCGGTGTGTTGTCGAGTCGATTCGTGCACCAGAAAACAAACCTAATCTGTTCATCTGGGTCGATATTATCTCCGTCGAACGTAATTGACCGACCTAACTTGATCCATCTAGATACATGCTTCTCTGGGTTTCCCCTATTGTAAGCGTCTAGCGGTGGGTTCCCGGTACCCGAAACAGACGAAACCTCGAACTTTCCACGAGTCAAGACGACAAAGTCATCAAGGTTAATCTTAGCGTCTGCCCAAGAAACACCAGTCTTGTTGATAGCGTTTGTATCCCAAGCACGTTCCTCGCCGTAGTCCCGGAAAAAGTTTGTAATGTTCCCGAATCCCGGAGGCGCTGTAAGTGACTTATTGGCACGTGGCACCACCATCGCCCAATTACACACAAGGTTACCCGCGGTGTCTTGACGATTCATCACATGAATATTCAACTTAATCCCGGAAACAACAACCGTATCCCGTAAACGCTGATTCAAAAGAGCTCCCTTCGCAATTCGAATCGGGTTCGCTAACCAAATACTTTTCTTAGGAACTGTAACATTCACAGGAAAGATTGTCTCGCTTGTCTTGGAAGTACTGAATCCTCTAGGTAAACCAACCTGCCGGCGCGCGCTGGCCTTCCAATTCTTAGTCCGTCGTCGTTTCATGGACGCCATGCGAAAATTCGCACGACTCCTGACACGCATACGAGCACGTGTCCCTCTAAGTGTTCTAGTCTTGTATGGCCTAGAGGCCATACGATACCCTAAAGCAGCACCTAACGCAGCAGGAGCCCACAACGGCATACTACTATATTTCATCAAGAGAAAAGAGCGTAATTTATAAGCGATACAAAAAGGGAGGGTCCAGGGTATAGTATTACCCCTGGACCCTTTGCCCTCCACCCTCCCACAATCTCAAAATGGTGAACCGAGCTAAACGCTGGGTTTTCACCCTTAATAACTACACCACGGGTGAAGTTGATCTTCTCACCCAATTAGCAGAATCTGAACACGTCCACTACTGTATTTTCGGAAAAGAAATCGGAGAAAATGGAACTCCCCACCTCCAAGGATATATCGTCTTCGAACAGGAAAAGCGGCTCAACCAACTTAAACGTCTTGTCGGAAGCCGCTACCACTTTGAAGTTTCCAGAGGAACTCCTACTGAAGCCTCCGAGTACTGCAAGAAGGATGGCGATTACATCGAGATCGGTACCCTACCCAAGAACACCAACGAAGGTGGAAAGAAAGGAAAGTGGGACCAACTTGTGGAGTACATCACCACCATCAATGCCGAAGAAGGTGAACGTCCCACCGAGACCGATCTCTATGCCCGCTTCCCGGGCCTTATGGGCCCTCAGCGCCGAGGAGTCATTGCGCTTGTTGATTCACTCTACAGACCTCCTTCACGAGAAATTGGACAGCTTAATGATGGATGGCAGCGAGACCTCTTCGATCAACTCTCGGAACAGCCGGATGACCGGCGAATCGTCTTTGTAATTGACCCTCTCGGTAACTCCGGTAAGTCATGGTTTTGTCGTTATGTGCAAAAACTCAAACCAGACGCCACTCAATATCTTCGTATTGGTAAAAGGGATGATCTCGCCCATGCTCTCGACCCACGACGCACTATCTTTCTCTTCGATGTCCCCAGACGAGGAATGGAGTATTTCCAATATGTCATCGTGGAGTCTCTGAAAGACGGTCAGGTCTTCTCTCCTAAGTACAACTCTTGTACAAAGGACTTCCAACCGTGTCATTGTGTTGTCTTCTGTAATGAAGATCCAGACATGGGAGCATTAACTACGGATAGGTACAAAATCATACGTATAAGTGAAAGAGCATTTAATCCTTAATGTGGGAGGCTATGGCGCAGCGGAAGCGCAGCCCGGAGGGCGAGCACTCCGCGAGCCATCTTCCGTCCCTATGAGTACTAAGCACTGATAACCGGTTCCTTCTAGGGTTTCAAGTCTTTTTTTTTT